TCGGCCACCGCCAGCAATGCCATAGCTTCAGATGGAAGTTTTACTTTCATACAAAAAGGCAATCAGGCACCCTTTACAGGCACCCTATTTGATCCGACAGCAACTGCAAAAATTATGGCCAATAGGAAGTTCCTAAAAGAAGAGTACGAGCTTAAGCTGGGCTTTGAATTACAAAAACAACAAAAACAGTTTGATTTGGACTTATCTCAAATTAAAATCACCCTAGATACTGAACGAGAAGGTTTTCAAAAAACACTTGAAGTTAAAAATAAAGAGATTGAGCAACTAAATAGAATTATAGCAAAGAAACCCGGTACTAATGCTTTATTGTGGGGCATCATTGGGGGATTTGCTGTCGGCGTTGGAACAACAGTCGGCATAACTTATGCGGTGAACAAATGAAAAAAGGTCTAAACGATATTGCAAAATATGAAGTAGCTATCTCCAAAAAATATGGTAAAGAAGCCATCAAGCACCCCAAAGCTGACTGGGATGACGAAAAAGAGGCCGAATACCAGAAGCAAATAAGAGAATTATATAAAAAAGAAAAAAATATTTCTCAAAAAATAGAAAAAATTGAAATCGATGGAATTTTAATTTCTAAAAAACTATTTATTAAAGACGACAATAGGAATTGCCCTGTTTGTGACACTTATTCTTTTGAATTGCGTGACGATGTTTATATGGCAAAATTTTCCTGTTGTTATAAATGTTATATACAGTGGGTAGAAGGTCGCGAGGATAGGTGGAAAACCGGATGGCGACCGGGAGATAAAAAATGAAAATCACTAAATCGCAATTAGTAAAAATTATTAAAGAAGAAATCGAGGCTCTTGGCGAGCAAATGCCACCAAGCGAAGAAGAAATTGAAATGGCTTACGGCATGGCAGCTTCAGGAACACCCGGAGAGGATGCGTCAGAAAAATCTCACTTGGCAATGTCAGATGTCATTAACAGTGTTTTGCGCTCCGATTCCGATGTAGAAAACGCAGCTGCAGATGCCATGGCAGATGAGGCTGTTGCAAAATATTTTAAAACCCAACACCGCGTTGGAAATTTAGATAAATTGAAAGATATAGTAGTGGCAATTTTATCATCCGAAGATATGAAAGAATATATGCAGGATTTGGAAGACAAATTGGCTACCCAAGGACAGGGTGATTATCTTTTTGACGATTTTGCCTTCTCAATCAGTCAGGCCCTAAGAGGACGAGAATTCTTTAATCAGTTTAGGGAATATATCGGAAATTCTAGACCTGTGCAAAATGCAGTTCAAAAAGCGGTCAGTATTGTCATGGGTGGAATTATGCAAGACGCTGGCAAAAGGTATATGGCACCACAAGATTAAATAAAAGGAAAATAAACATATGGCTACAACATTAGAAATTATTCAAGGAATTAATCAGGCAGCTGCCAACGCTTATGATGGTGCTCACGACCAAAGATTTGTTTCTGGGGATACTAAAGACATCGGTCTAAGACGAGAAGAGGGTTGTTCAATCGTAGATAGTAGAGTGATCGACGGTTTTGGAGTAAAGATTATTGGAGATATGCTTCAAATAAATTATGAAGCAGACATTAAACTAAAAGATGTTTATGCTAATGGTTTTGAAGAAGAGTGTGAAAGAAGAATCGCCTCTATTGCTGATTTTCTCAAAAAAGAATTTAAATTAATTGTGGGTTCAAATCTAAGTTTAACACCGCAAGGCGAGTGCAAGTGTATAGTTCAAAACACCTCTAGGGTTCGCACATTCGTTGTGGCACACAGATTATATAAAATCAATGGCATGCGCGGAGTTGAAACCTTGGGCGAATCCATTGTTGACCCAATTGATGTAAATTATCAAAAATTTCTAAAAGAAGGTTCTTTTAAGTAAGAAGATAAATGTCCTATACACTATCCAAAAAAGAGATAGTAGCTGAAATATTGAAATGTGGAAAAGATCCTGTTTATTTCATTGACAACTACGCCAGAATCTCTCACCCCATCGATGGCCTAATACCGTTCAAGACATACCCGTATCAGGCAGATCTTCTGCAGGATTTTAACGATTATCGTTTTAACGTAATCCTCAAGGCCCGTCAGTTGGGTATCTCTACAATTGCCGCAGCCTATGTTGTGTGGTTGATGCTATTTCATAGGGATAAAAATATTCTTGTTATGGCCACCAAGTTCAAAACGGCATCTAACTTGGTAAAAAAAGTCAAGGCCATTATGAAAAACTTACCAGAATGGATTGTTATATCGGAAATATCTATTGACAATAGATCATCTTTTGAACTTTCCAATGGTTCTCAAATTCAAGCAGCTTCAACTTCTGGCGATGCCGGTCGTTCAGAGGCTCTTTCTCTTTTGGTGATTGACGAGGCCGCACACGTAGAAAATTTAGATGAACTATGGGCGGGTTTGTATCCCACAATTTCTACAGGTGGCCGGGTTATAGCTTTGAGCACACCAAACGGGGTTGGTAATTGGTTCCATAAAACATATTCTGAAGCCGCAGAGGGAACAAACGATTTTCATCCAATTAATTTACCTTGGGATGTCCATCCAGACCGCGATCAAGAATGGTTTGACAAAGAAACCAGAAATATGTCTAGAAGGGAGATAGCCCAAGAATTAGAATGTAATTTCAACACATCAGGTGAATCCGTCATTCATCCGGATGACATTGCTTGGATAGAAGGCATAGTTTGCGAGCCAAAATACCGCACTGGTTTTGATAGAAATTTGTGGATTTGGGAACAATATCAAGCAGATTGTTCTTATTTACTGGTTGCAGATGTTGCTCGCGGAGACGGAGCAGACTATTCAGTTTTTCATGTAATAAAATTAGAGACCATGGAGGTTGTTGCTGAATATCAGGGTAAGCCAAACTTGGATATGTATGCCAACATATTAATGCAGACAGGCAAAGAATTTGGTAATTGTCTTTTGGTCGTAGAGAATGTGGGAATTGGAATATCTGTACTAGAAAAGCTTGTTGATTTACAATATCCTAATTTATATTACTCAATAAAAGGATCTCATGAATATATAGATGGCTATCAGGCAGAAACAAATAACTCTGCAGTTCTCGGTTTTACTACTTCTTCAAAAACTAGACCACTAATCGTAGCAAAATTGGAAGAATTCATCAGAAACAAACTAATTAAAGTATATTCCGTTCGTTTTTCTAATGAATTGCGAACTTTTATTTGGCATAATGGCAAACCTCAAGCGATGAGAGGATACAATGATGACTTAACAATGGCATTAGCAATCGCATGTTGGGTCCGAGACACAGCACTCACCGTAAATCAGAGAGAGTTAGACTACAAAAAAGCATGTTTAAATTCAATCATAAAAGTTGACACAAAAGTCAACACCACCATTCCCGGAATGCAGGGATACAACAGGAAAGAAGCCCTAGACGACAAAATGTTTAAAGCAAAGCAAGATTATGAAAAATATTCATGGCTCATTAAAGGATAGAAAATGGCTGATAATAAAAAGAACCCCAATAACCCCCAATCTGAATTATATAGAAGATTAACCAGACTGTTCTCTGGCCCCATTGTAAACTGGCGAACGCAGATGAATAGGAAGATACGCAGAACATCACTAGATAAGTATGCTACGCAGTTTAGATCTGCATCGGGACAGCAATTTAGAAGAGCTGAGTATTCTCCATTTGATGTAATGCAATCTAAAATTATGGCTCAACAAAACAGAGCAGAAAGATATGTTGATTATGAGCAGATGGAATACATGCCAGAAATTGCATCTGCTTTAGATATTTATGCAGACGAAATGACCACTCATTCAGCACTTTCTCCTATGATGGATATTGTTTGTCCAAATGAAGAAATAAAAGCTATCCTTAAATCACTATATGAGAACGTTCTGAATCTAGATCATAATCTTTTTGGGTGGTGCCGCTCGATGTGCAAGTTTGGAGATTTTATACTTTATTTGGACATTGATGAGAGATTCGGAATTAAAAGTGTTATCCCTGTGCCACTAAGAGAGGTGGAGAGATTAGAGGGAGAAGACCCCACAAATCCTAATTATGTACAATACCAGTGGAACTCTGCTGGTATGACTTTCGAAAATTGGCAAGTTGCACATTTTAGAATTTTAGGAAATGATAAGTATTCACCATATGGAACTTCCGTATTGGATTCAGCACGCCGTATTTGGCGACAACTTGTCCTAATGGAAGACGCGATGATGGCCTATAGAATTGTTCGTTCTTCGGAAAGAAGAGTATTTTATGTGGATGTCGGAAATATTGCTCCGCAAGATGTAGAAAACTTTGTTCAAAAAACAATCACATCTATGAAAAGAAACCAAGTTGTCGACGCTAACACAGGAAGAGTCGATCTTAGATATAACCCCCTATCGGTCGAGGAAGATTATTTTATTCCCGTCCGTGGTGGAGAGTCTTCAAAAATTGAAACTTTAGCTGGAGGACAATTTACCGGAGATATTGATGATGTAAAATATCTTAGAGATAAAATGTTCTCTGCTTTGAAGATACCTGCAGCCTATCTTTCTAACGGCGAAGAAGGCGGAACTGAAGATAAAACAACATTGGCACAAAAAGATGTAAGATTTGCCAGAACAATCCAGAGACTTCAAAGAGCAGTTATTT